CATGAATGAAGCACTTGGAGACAGAACTGATGATGTAGCTCTCAACTTCATTCAAGATACCCTCGCAACCTACGATAAACACAGTTCCTCTGAGGGCAGCATTACTCAGGAGGAGCACAACCGTCTCATGGAGGAACAGGACAACACATGGCGTAAACGCTATCGTGATACCTTTTTCGGTACTCCTGACCCCAACATTAAACCTGATGGAATGTCAGACAAATCCAAGTCAGACCCCGCTAAGGGTATTCCTGGCGGTTCTGAAAATAACCCCTCCGATTTTGGAGACCTCTTTTCGGCAAAATAAAGGAGTGTGATTGTTATGCCGAGTAGACCCGCACTTACTACGCTCACCGCTCGTAGCGTAGGCATCATCAACGCTATCAGAAACAACGCAAGCGCAGACTACTACAACGCTGTCCCTGCCGCTGAAAACACCACTGAGTCCATTCGTGCTGTTGGACAGGCCATTACGGCCTTTCAGCCTCGCATGAATGAGTTCATTTCTGCACTGGTCAATCGTATTGCCAGAGTAGTTGTGACTTCTCGTATGTACCAGAACCCTTGGGCGTTTGCCAAGAAAGGCGTCCTTGAGTTTGGTGAGACTATCGAGGAAATCTTCGTTGACATTGCGAACGCTGTTCCCTTTGACCCTGAGAACGCTGTTGCCGAAGTGTTCAAGAGGAACAAGCCCAATGTTATGACGATGTTCCATGCGATGAACCTCCAGACCGAGTACCCTGTCACCATTTCTCAGGAGCAGCTTCGTCAGGCGTTCCTCAGCCTTGACGGTGTTACTGACCTGATTGCCAGAATTGTTAACAGCCTCTACAGTGCTGCCAACTATGACGAGTTCATTATGATGAAGTACGTCATTGCTCAGGTTGCCCTTGCAGGTGGCCTTAACAACAAGGCTATCACCGCTGTGAGTGATGCTGCTACTGCCAGTGCCGCCATCATTGATATTAAGGCCGCCTCCACCAAGTTCGGCTTTATGTCCAGTGACTATACTGCCGCAGGTAACATGAACTTTGTTGACAGCAATAGCATTTACGCTATTACCACTGCCGACTTTGATGCTGTTACCGACGTGGACGTTCTTGCCAAGGCGTTCAACATTGACCGTGCCAATTGGATTGGCCGTCACGTCTCTGTTGACAGCTTCGGCTTCAACGAGGGCGAGCTGAACCGCCTCGACCAGTTGCTCGCTGACGACCCGACCTATGTTGCGGCTATGACCACGAACAGCGGCCACGGTATCAGCACCACTGAGAACAACGCCCTCAAGACTATCACCGCAATCGTTATGGACGAACAGTGGCTTCAGGTCTATGATGTGCTCAATCAGTTCACTGAGATTTATAACCCCAAGGGTCTCTACTGGAATGAGTTCTACCATGTGTGGAGAATCTATTCCGCCTCTCCCTTTGTCAACGCCCTCATGTTCAGCTCTACTGCCAACAGCGTGACGAGCGTTACTGTGAGTGGGCCGACCACTGGTAGTGCAGGCAACAGGTATCAGTTTACTGCTGCTGTGGTCGCAGGTACGTTCACCAACAAGGGTGTTACGTGGAGCACCAACAACGCCAACGTCACCATTGGTAGTGACGGCCTGCTTAATGTCCCTGCGGGCGTTACTGGTAACATTGTGGTTACTGCCACCAGTGTTATGGACACCACTAAGAAGGGCACTAAGACTATCGCTATCTCGTAACCATGACATGGCATGAAATTATCAGTGACATTGTATTGATTCCTGCGGAGGTTATCTATCTTCTTGGAGTAATCACTGGCCTGATAATAGGGTTAATCACTGATATACGATGATGCCACAGAGGGGTGAGCTGCGGCTTGCCCCTCTATTTGTAAAGGAGGTTGAACTATGCCGCTGCCTTATGGAAGTGTAGTTGTGCTCTTTGGGGAAGTTCCTCTTGACCCCATGTATGAGCACACTATTCTGTTTAACAGTATCCCAGAACAGAGAGCATATTTTGAAACAAAGAAAATCACTCAGACTACTAATTATAGTAACTTATCATATATCAGGCATCAGGGTGGTAGCATTAGGCTTGAGAGCGACATGAGTCTCCTGACTAACTGCAATTACATTCAGTTCTATAACCCTCTGGCGTATGAGGACGTATCATTCTACTGCTTCGTCACCAACATTCAGTATATCAATGAGCACACTGTGCAGATTGATTACATGATTGACCAGATTCAGACGTGGTGGCCTTACTTTGATTTGAACCCTTGTTACGTAGAGAGGGAACACGTTAGGAACGATGCTGTTGGTGCTAACAGAGTGAGCGAAGGGGTTGATACTGGCCCATATATCTGCCCAGGAATTGAGCGTATTGACCATTGGGCTTCTGTTGGTGCTAATGAGCTTGGAGACTATATTCAAAATACAACATTCATAGTTGTTGCAACTCAAGCACCTGACGGAAGTCAGAGTAGTTACCAATTTAATGGGGTAGCTTCATCTATGTATGTAGAATTTGCATATGATGTAAATGGTCTACAGAATATATTTGACAGATACCTTGACCCTACAACCAGTGCCACGCATAGTCTTGAACCAATTGTTAGCATAGGGATGTTCCCTTCCTACTTTAAGCCAAATGCCGCAAACCCCATCAATCCTGTTGTAAATACTCTGCAACTTGACCAAGCTATTGGGTTTGGTGGTTTTATGGCTTATGACCCCGAAACAGTTTCAGTAAAAACTTATCTTCCTAAAAATAATAAATTATACCAATACCCTTACAATTATATGGTGTTTGAATCGCCTGACGGTAGTAATATTGAACTTAAATTTGAAGATTTTAAGAACAATAATGAGCACAAGTTTATCACTTGGCTTAGTGTGCTGCCTGAGCTTCAAACTATGTGCGCACCTTGCGACTATGAAGGCCCAAATAATGGATTCGGTTCATCAAACATGAATATGCGTTATGCTTTGTATTGCAAGGCTTACCCATATTGTGCTGTTGCGTCTGACGCTTTTAGCGCATGGTGGGCGCAGAATCAATATTCTATGCCAATTGCAGGTGCTGTAAATACAGTTATGGATGTACAAACTAACTTGTTTAACCAAATGAGTACGCTTGGAAATAAGATAGAGCAGAAAATAAATGGAAACAAAGCTATGAACAAGTTATTTGGTGAACCTCAGATTCTAAGAATCCCTGTTGGTTCTATTGGTAAAGCGGCTACTGAAATAGCACAAAAGGGTGGTGCTCTTGGTGTTGGTCAGGTAATGTCTGCCGCAGGTAATATTCTTGACAGCGATATACTTAAAGGGGCAGGCGGAATACTTGAAAAAATAGGAGCAGACCTTGCCGCTATTCAAGGACATAAAGCTGTGCCTGATACGCTTGTTACCAAGGCGAACAACGGTGGTGTTAACCATTACATGGAAATGGATTGTTATAAAATCCACTACATTAAGATTCGGCCTGAGTACGCAGAAATCATTGACAACTATTTCAGTTGCTTTGGTTATGCAATCCACAAGGTCAAAGTTCCTGATATTACATCAAGAACGCAATGGAACTACATCAAAACCAAGGGGTGCACTATTAAAAAGAACCTTGAGAATAATAAAGCTGTACCTATGGAGGCCGAGAGAGAAATCTGTGCTATCTTCGATAAGGGTATCACGTTCTGGCATAACCCCTACAACATTCACAACTACAATCTCAACAATCCCATCGTAGAATAAGGGGGTGTGAACATGGGAAAGAAAACAGCGTTTGACCTTATGACTTCTCCTGCATTGGCATACCTGCAGAACCAAAGAACCTATGATTACTACTTCCAGAGATTGACGAATATTGCTCTGAGCGTCTTTGAGTGGAAAAACCTGCCTCTGACAGTTGACCCTCGTTGGCTTGAGTTGAGCATTTTCAGAAATGGGATGTGCCTGTTCTTTGAAGACCCTGTTATGGGATATGTAGCTATGCCTTGTGCTATAGGTGGTAAATTGGATGTGTACAACATCCCTACTATCCGTAGAGCATATGCGGCTAACGGTTACAACGCAATCAGGGACAATACAAACAGCGTTATCATCTATCACAATTATCTACACGATGTTCCTGTGTGGGATTTGGAGATGTTTGCCACAAGGCTTGCTGATTACCAGAGAACCATCGACGTGAATGTGGCGGCACAGAAAACTGCTGTGGCAATTCTCGTTGATGATAATGAGGTAAAGACATGGAAAGACGCTTATATCAGTTGGGCAGGTAATGTACCAATGATTATGGGCAACAAAGCTATGAATCCTAATGCAATGACAGTTCTGAAAACTGATGCGCCGTTTGTTGCTGACAGTATTCAAGAAATGCTTGTGCAGGTTTGGAACGATGCCATGTCTTATCTTGGTGTCAGTAATGTCAACGTAACCAAAAAGGAACGTCTTATCACTGACGAAGTTCAGCGTAACATGGGTGGCGTTCTGGCAAGTAGGTATAGTCCTCTTGAGATGCGCAGAGATGCTGCGAAGCACATCAATGAGATGTTTGACCTTGATATTGAGGTTGACTATCGTGAGGATATTCTTGCATACCAGAGCAAAATGATAGGTGAAACAGAAGAAATGATTGAGGAAGGTGAGCTTAACGATGTGGATGATTAACCCTTTTGAGAAAATCGACGAAATTGAGGAACACCTTGGTTACGTGCGGCCTATCACTGTTAAGGAAATCTGCCTGAATCATACATCTGGCGGCGAAGGACTCAGCTTGCAGGAAATCATTCATCAGGCCGCTCCTGACGTGTTCTGTTTCCACTTTCCTATCCATGACGAGAACCATAGGCTTGCCCTTGAGGAAAAGGTGCTCAAAAGATACTTCTACCGTAGAATCTGCTGTGAAGATGTGGACGAGTGGACGCTGAGGCTTGACGCTAAACTCAATGAAATCATGCCATACTATAACAAGATGTACGAAAGTCTCGATTATCTTGTTGATATTATGGATGATGTTGACTATCTCCGAGAAGTTGGAGAAGACAGCATGAAAAGCAGCATTGAGAACACTAAATCTACGCAGAAT